CTGCCGACCTGGAACCACAGCTCTCGGGCGGTAGCTGCGGCGTCGTCGAACCTGAGCCAGGCGCTGAGCAGGTAGTCGCCCGGCGTGACCAGGGTGATGTTCGAGGTGGAGGTGAAGCAGCTCAGGTCGTCATAGCTCACCGAGCCGAAGGCGATCAGGCTGTCGGTGTTCGCGGCTAACGGGTTGTTGGTGGCCACGTTGGACTTGCCCTGCAGCTGCAGGATCTGGCCGATCGGGCCCTGGTCGCCCTGTGGTCCTTGGGGACCGTCGATGCCCTGCGGGCCAGCCACCCCACGCGGGCCGATCGGGCCGATGCCCTGCAGCACCCCGGTGCGGACCTGGATGGACCCGCCGTTGACCAGTCTGACTACGTTCGCCATCTCACAGCACCGTCACTCTCTGGTTCACGGTGACCTCGCCCTTGATCAGCCGCTGGATCTGGTTGCCCGAGTACTCGTTCCCGTCATTCACGGTCACGAACAGGTCGTAGTTGTAGACCCCGGGCACCATGGCCGCGGTGACCGTGTCCTCGATGTGGATCTGGATCAGCCCGATGTCGCTGCTCAGCGTGATCTCCGGGATCATCCCCTCCGGGATCACCTCGTCATCGGCCGGCGTGGTCAGGGACAGCTGGGTGGCGCCCTGCTTGGACTTGATGTCCAGCCGGCACGGAGCGATCACGTTGTAGGGCTGGTCGAAGTCATCGGTGTAGATGACATTCCCGGTCCAGTCCTCGCCCTGGTCGATGTCGATCGGAACGTACGCGGCTCCCATGACCTAATCCTCGCCGTCCCCGCCAGCCGCCTTGAGCGCGGCGATGTAGTCCTCTTCCTTCTCCCCCATCACCAGGACCAGGTTCTTCTGCACCACCGGGTCGACCTGCTCCAGCCCGGAGATCCTGGCACGGGCCTGGATGATCCGCACCGCCGAGTCCACGGACTTGGGATCACCCATCATGGCTGCCGGCCAGACCGCGGCCTGCAGGGCGTTGAGCCGGAGCAGCTCGGTGCCGAGCATCTCCTGGCGCTCAGCGGCGGTGAGCCGGCGAGCATCCTTGAGGAACATCTCGGTCATCATGGTCCAGACCACGTCGCCACCGCTCAGGTCCAGGAGCTCTGCGATCTCAGAGTGCGACTTCCCCGCCAGCACCAGCTCGTAGGCCGAGCGGGCCTTCCGCATCCGCTCCAGTTCCACCGACTTGTCCCGGATGGATCGGGACGAGGTCACCACGGGCTTGCGTCTCCGCTTTTCCGGGGAGTCGATAGGTGTCACCTTGTCCATTGCAGAACCTCTCAACCACCTCAGCCACGGTGGTGTCGCCATTGTCCACCATCTTGAAGATCCGCCGGCGCACTCGCCCTGAGGTGCCGGCCCAGACCCCGTACTCCTCGCGCGTGGTCAAGGCCCAGGTCAGGCACTCCACGAACACCGGGCAGACCTCGCACAGCTTCGAGGCCCGGCGTACCGCCTTGATGGACATGGTCGGCTGGTCGTCATCGTCCCCGAAGTAGTAGGCGACCCCCACCCCACGACAGTGCGCGCGCACCTGCCACTCGGGATAGAGGTCGTCGATGTTGTAGCTGACCCAGCGTTCGGAGTCGGTCTCAGGAACGAACTGATTCGTCCTCTGAATCCACTCGTCCAGGCTGTAGCTGGAGGTGGGCGGCTCGATCCAGGATCTGTTGTCCGTAGAGGGCGATGCAGGTGGCGTCGTATAGGTCTTGCTCGCCCTCACATTGCGGAGCATAGCCAGATTGACTCACATCGATGTAGTCCCTGATCTCATCCTTGCTGGCATTGCCGTTGCCGAGCAGGGCCTTCTTCCAGGTCTTGTTGTCCACGGTGCAGATGTCGGTGCCCTGTCCCATCCGGAGCTGAGCCAGATCCGCCATCACCGCGCCCAGGGTCTGAGCCAGGCCGATGGAGTACTTCCGGTTGTTGCCGATGATCACGTCCTCGATCCACACCGAATCGGCCTGGTGCAGCAGGCAGAAGTCATGGGCCATCGCCCCCAGCTCGGACAGCTGGAGGTCGCGCTCGGGATGGGTGGCCGAGTACAGCCAGGCCTCCTGCTCACCCGTGGTGATGCAGACCAGGGCGATCTTGTGCACGCCCAGATCGATGCCGACGATGCTCATCCCTTGTCTCTACCCCGAAACGGTGGGACACGGAAGACCCAGGCCACGACCAGCAGTACGCCGGCGATGATCAGGACGGTAGGAAGCCATGCCGGCACTAGAACCGGCCGCGCAACAGGGCCAGTACCAGCACCACGATCACCACGATGATCAGCACCCAGATCAGTGTGCTCATGTCATCACCGCCTGGGCCTCACCAAGGGCACGATCAGCAGCACGATGACCACGATCACGCCGATCAGGATGAGCCAGTGGAACGTCTCGTTGTCCATGGCTCTCACCTCCTCCTCACCCAGTACCCTCACTTGCCCTTGGTCCGTCCGAACTGGCCGCAGCCCGGGCAGTTCTCCTGCTCCGCAACCTCGCCCTGGGTGGCCTTGGCCCTGGTGGAGAACAGCAGCACCCGGCAATGGTCGTTCTCGCAGTAGACGATCACCGATGGCTCTTCGCTCACAGCACCTCACCTCCAGGCGCACCCACCGTGACCGGGACCTGGTAGATCTCGTCGTCCATGTAGTCCCCGAAGCCCCACCAGGGGTCGCCACGGTGAGTGTCTCCGGTGGCCTCATCGTCTCCATCCCCGCCAGCCGCACCGGCTGAGCCCGGATGGCCGGCCTTGGTGGTGAACTCGAAGCTCTCTCGGTAGGGCCGGTGATCCGAGCTGCTCACTCGTGGCATCAGCACTGGGCCGCCGATCGTCTCCACGCCCCTGATCAGGGTGCCGTCGATGATTCGGTCGCCATAGCCCTTGCCCGGCGCGCCTGGGGGCGCGGAGGCGCCTCCTACCAGGCTTCCACCACTGGTGGGGAAGTGCGTCCAGGCCTGCCGATAGGCCGCGCCCCAGCGGTTGCGCAGCAGATCCCTGACCCACTCCTCCTTGAGGTTGAGGTTCCAGTCCGCCACCACCAGCGTGGCGTCCGGCTTGTACTGGTTCTCCAGGGCCTGGACATGGGTGGCCCAGTTGGCCAGGGAGCTCAGGTAGGCGGCCTTGCGGGCCTGCCACTTGTTCTCCGTGGTCCGCCAGCCACCTCTGCCCTCCACATGCGCGGGCATGTGCGTGACCGAGACCATCAGCCGATGCCCGGTATCGGCCCGCTTGAGCACCACCGTGGAGCTGACCACGGGATCGGCCACTCTCCCGTCCAGGCGGTAGTACTGCTCGTTGTTGAGCTTGCGCACCGTGGCCGCCACCCGACGCCAGGTGTCCATCCGCCAGGCGGTACCGCACTCGTCCTGGCCCTGGGAGGCCTTGGCGTTGTAGTACTGCCAGCCCTTCTCCCGCATCTGGTTGGCCCGGTTGTCGTTGCTGATCTCGGTCAGGGTGATCAGCCCGACCTGGCTCATCCAGTCATCCAGGTCCGCCTCCAGCGAAGCCGCAGAGCGGTCGAACCGCGATGAGCAGTGGATGTGCCCGAACTGCGGGAACTTGGCCTGGTGCTGGGCCTGGGCCTTGTTGGCCTGCAGATAGGCCTTGATGGCATTGAGCTCGGCCTGGTCGAGCTTGTTCCTGGCTCCGCCCTTGCGGTAGACCACATCACCGACATCCAGCTTGGCCAGCTGGGTCAGCGTGTAGAGGTCGCCGTTCTGGTGGTACCAGTGGTTCTCGCCCGCCATGGCCACATCATCCCTTGCGCTGCACCTCACCCGCGGCGTTCGAGTAGGTGTGCAGCAGCACCCAGTCGAGCATGTTCTCGAACCACTGGTTGCGGGAGATGCCCAGCGCCTCGGCCCGCTCGTCCACCTCGTTCAGCTGGTGCGCGGGCAGCCGCAGCGAGACCTGCTTGGTGATATCACCCACTGATATCACTTCGCTTGGTGATATCACCCTTCACCTCGAACTCGCCCTCGGCCAGCATCCGGGTCGGGGTGTACCTGGCCAGGCCATCACAGGCCTTAGTGATCCGGGCCGAGCGCACCATCAGCCTCTTGGTCACGATCGGGTTCATCGTGCCCCAGCCCACCATCCGGGCCCGGGGGAACTCCTGGCGCAACTCCTCATGCTCCCGCGGCCGATCAGCCTCATCGATCTCCTGGAACCCGAACGAGGCCTCCTTGGGGAAGGCCCGCTTGATCCGGCGCACATTGCGCTCGAACACATTCACCGGCTCACCACGACCCAGGTTGGCGGTGACCAGCCAGAACCGGAGCTGGACCTGCTCGGTGTAGACGATCAGCACCCGAGCCCCGTAGAAGTCATGCCTGTCGATGGTCCCGGGCACCATCTTCTCGTTCAGAATGCTGACGCTCTTGGCCCGCCCCTTGTCGCTGGGCTGGAGCTTCCAGTCCTCAGGCAGCCTGACCCCGATGTAATCGATCCCGTGCCCACCGATACGTCGGAAGCCCTTGGGATTGAACCTGTCCCCGCTGTGATCGTTGTGATCCACGGTCAGGAAGTAGGGCACTCCCCGCGCCACCGCCTTGCCCGCCTGGGCGCTGATCAGGTTCTCGCACTGCTGCCAGCGCGACATCGTCTTGTCCCGCATCAGCGGGAAGTGGGTGTTCCCATGAGCCCAGCGGTATGCACTCACCGGGTCAGGCTGCCTTGTCGCGTCGGAGCAGCATCAGCCGGATCGCAGCCTCGCTGAGACCCACTGCCCGCGCGATCCGGGAGTTGCTCCAGCCTTGCTCCTTGGCCTGGAGGACGAGCTGCAGGTACCTCTCTCCCGCGACCTTTCTCGCTCGCATCGCGGCATGCAACTCTGCATCGGTGATCTCATCAACCATGGTGCTCATCTGATCGCCTCCCACACGATGTGTTCCTTACCGTGATGCTTGCGCCGCAGTCCAGAGTCACGAACGAATCCGCCCTCCACGAGCTCGACCCGCCGCGGTCGTTCGCTGTTGCCATGCAGCTTCAGCGACTCTTGCAGCTCCACATCGGTACTGGGCCCGTTCAGTTGCAGCTCCATCAGGATCATCTGGCGCAGCGTGCCCGTCCTCGGAGCCACGTACACGCTGGCGCTGTAGCTGGTGTCCTGTTTCCCCGCGAAGACATGCTCCGCACCCACACAGCTCTGACCCGGTGGGTGGCAGACGTAGCCCACCCGCTCCAGGGCTTCCACCATCCGACGCTCCCAGTCCGGACCATGGGTCGGGATGATCCTCATCACTCACCACCGTTCCCCGCATCGAACCGCTGATCCGAGAGCAGCCGTTCCTGAGTCAGGCGTCTGCTCCCCAGCTCCGCCATCATCTTGGCCATCTCGATGAAGCTCCTCAGTTGACCGGTCCGGAACTTGTAGTACGGCGACCCCCTGATCACCCGCCGGTTCTGCTCCTCCCAGTGGATCAGCATGTCGATCTCCTTGGCCCGCGCGTAGTACGCGGCTGCCACTTCCATCAGATCCAAGTAAAACCCATCGATCTCCATTGGTGGGTCGGCACGCCCAAGGATGATGTTGGCGTAACCCAGCAGCTCGTCGTGCAGCTCTTCGACGCTGGGCAGGCCCTCCAGGACATCGACATCGGTCAGTCGCCGGCTGAACTGGGCCTTGGGCGCCATCACCGCCGGCGTGTCAGGCGTGGGAATCACGCGCATGGAGCGCCTCCTCCCAGGTGTAGAGCTCCAGACAACGGTCACGGAACGGGCAGGACTGGTACTTCCAGCCCGTCCTGTCGATGCACTTCTCCAGGGGCTCGGCCAGGTTGGTGGCTTCAATCCCCTGCCATAAGGTTCTGGCCTGAACCATGGCCTCTTCCAAGGGCACCTCATCGGCGTTCACCACGATCTCGGTGTACTCCTGGGTGTCCTTGTTCTCGTAGATGAACACGCCCTTGGTCCGCTTCGTGCAGACCATGTAGGTGGCCATCTGGAACAGGTGTTCGTGCTTGGGTCCGAAGGTCATCACCCCGCTGAACCCGTGTGCGTTGATGCTCTTGAGTTCAAGTATTGACTCATCATAGAGCACACCATCCATGGTGCCCTGCAAGCCACGCTCTCGATCGCGTACCGGCACCTCGGCCTCGACCAGCCAGCCCTCGCTCAGCCCAGCCATCTGCCAGCGCAGGTGCATGAACGCGCCGTTCTGGAACTTCAGCGCGGTCTTGGCGTCATTGGGCAGCTTGGGCAGGCCCAGGTAGGTGAACTGCTGGTAGCGGTGACAGTCCCCCAGCGAGCTCGCGCTCACCGTGCCCATCCGCACCCGGCCAGGCTTGGACAGCTGCTCGTGAGCGAAGGCCAGGGCCCGCTGGGAGTACACCGGCTGGTCGTACTTGGTCAGCCAGTCCTCATGGCGCCGGCTCACCACCAGGTTGGGGTCAACTAGCTTGGTCGTGTCCGCGAATCGCATCTCGTCTCCCGTAGTGCTCGGTGAGGTACTCATCGGGCCCGGAGTACAACGGCCGACCATCGGCACCGGTGATCACCGTGCCCCGGATCAGCAGGCCGTTCTCGAACGCTGGTGCGTCATGCGCAACGTTGTGGTGGTGCCGGCACAGGTACATGTGGTGGTAGGTCTCACCGGACTGGTCCAGGATCAATCCACCCCGCGCCCTGGTCACCTTGTGGTGCAGCTCGGCGTCCACCCGACCGCACGGCACGTAGATGGTCCGGTTGCTGATCACGTTGGTCATCCCCACCAACGCCTCACATCTGTGCATCGATCCTCCTCACATTGGTCAGCCTGGTTAGGCACCCAGAGGCGTGGAGCTTGCCTAAGATCCCAGTAAGGGAATCGAGAGTGCCGTCATACTCCTTGAACCCAGAGATGTGATGCTCAGCCGCCTTGGCGACCAGGTCGTCAAGATCAGTGAAGGGTTGCAAGGCCTCCAGACGCGCCGCGGAGATCGATCCCACGCCGTCTATGCTTTGCAGCCCTTTGCGGATGGCCCCGCGAGCAGCGTCGATGGAGTAGGTGGCTCCCGAGACGTTGATGTCCGGAGCCAGCACCCGAATCTGCCTCCGACGGGTTGCTCTCAGGTACCGGTCCTCCTTCTTGGCCTCGCCACCACTGGCCACGCCCAACAGCGCGGTGTGGAACTCCAGTGGGTGCCGTGCAGCGAGGTACGCCATCCGGTACGCAGTGATCCCATACACCGTCGCGTGGGCACGGTTGAAGCCGTACTCGCTGAAGCCGGCGATGGCGTCGTGGAGGTACTGCTGGTCCAGCTGACTCATGCCCACGGCCTCACAGGCGTTGCGGATCCACTCCTGGTAGGTCTCGATCACCGCACCAGCGCTGCCGATGTCCTTGTTCGAGGCCTTGACCGCCTTGAGGAAGATGGTCAGGTTGTCCGCGTCCATGCCCAGCCCACGCAGCAGGTCGATCACCTGCTCCTGGTAGAGCATGATCCCGTTGGTGTCCTTGGTGACCGCCATGATCAGCTGATGCCGCAGCGGCAGGGCCTGCTGACGATGCTTGCGCGCGATGAACGCCCTGGTCGCACCGGTGTTCATGGTCGCCGGCCGGAACAGCGCCATGGCCGCGATCACGTCCTTGATGCTGGTCGGCTTCAGGTCCCGCAGCCCCCACATCGTGGAGCGGCCCTCCAGCTGAAAGATGCCCTCGGTGCTGCCCGAGCGGATCAGCTGGTAGGTGGGCTGGTCCTTGTAGGTGATGTCGTTGATCCGGGCCAGGTCCAGGTTCAGCAGCCGCATGGTGCGGTCCAGCACCGTCATGGTCTTCAGCCCGAGGGCATCCAGCTTGACCAGGCCCAGCGCCTCGATCTGGTCCTTGGAGTACTGGGTGACCAGCCCGGTCTTGCCCCCAGGCCGGGTCATATGCGCCATCGGCACGAGTCGGTCGAACTCCGCCTGGGTACTGGTGAGTACTATTCCGGCGGCATTCGTGCCCATACCCTTGTAGAGGTGGCGATCGGAGAGCGACGACAACATGGCCTTGTCCTCTGCAGGAACCTCACCCCAGGAGGTGGC